GATATAACAGGGCTTGTTGGTACTCAGTTTGAAAGCCAAGCAGCTACTTTAGTTAAAACAACTACAGGGCATATGGGTGAGCAAGCAAGAAAAGAAACTTATTTAGCTAATGATGACGTTATAGACGGCTGGGAGTTTACAGCTACGCTCGATGGTAAAACATCTATTACTTGTGCAAGTCTTGACGGTAATAAATACCCATTAAACACAGGCCCACTACCTAAACTACACTGGAATTGTCGAAGTGTTGCAGTTCCTAAAGTAAACCCAGAATATGATTTAGGTTCTGAAATTATCGGTGAGCGAGCTAGTATTAATGGTTCCGTTCCAGCTAATAGAACTTATGGCGGTTGGCTAAAAGACCAAAACAAATCAGTCAGAATTGAAGTGTTAGGTGAAGAACGAGCAAAGCTATTTGATAGTGGTAAATTATCAATAGGTAAATTTACGGATAAGTCTGGGAAGATTTATACATTACCAGAGCTAAAGAAATTAAACCCTTTAGCGTTTTAAGTGCAAGTTGCACATAATTTAGCCAGTGGCTAGGAGTAGAAATGTCAGAAGAAAACGAAGTGATTGAAGACGATGTTAAAGATGATGGTGTTGATCCTACTATTGCTTTGCAAGAAAAGTTAGATGCAATTATAGCTGATAATGACAGGCTAAAAGCAAAGATTAACGAATCTAACAAACATACTAAAGCGGCAGAGGCTAAAGCAGCATCAGAAGAAAAGGAAAGGCTTAGAGCAGCTAATGATTTTGAACAGTTATACAAAAGTTCAGAATTAGAACGCGAGGCTTTAACCCAAGAAATACTAGCTGGCAAAGAAAAGGCTGCGAGAAGTGAAGAAACTAAATCAGCCTACGAGTTAGCCAATGACTTGACGAAAGACACAAGACGGGCTAAATTACTGGCAAAAGAGTTAATGTCTAGGTTTAAATTTACCGATGATGGCATTAGAATTACAGATTCAAACGGAAATCTAACAGTTTCTACAATGGCAGATTTAAAGTTAGAAGTGCAAAAAAATCCAGACTATGATTTTCTAATAGATGGTGTTGATTCGTCGGGTGGCAGTGCTACTGGCAACAATAATGGCAGCGGTGCTGCAAAAGTAGTATCACGAGCCGAATTTGCGGCATTAAACCCAGTAGAACAGATGGCATTCTCAAAAGAAATGCGTTCTGGTAAAGCTGAAATCACATAATTTATTATAGGTAATTAGAAATGGCTGAAAATACAATCACAGCGTTAGTGCCCGACATTTATGAAGCACTAGACGTTGTATCACGAGAGCTTACGGGCTTAATTCCTTCTGTAACAATGAACGCATCCGCTGCAACTGCTGGTGTTGGTCAAAATATCCGCATAGACGTAGAACCTGCTGGTAATGTTGCAGATATTACGCCTGCGATGACAACTCCAGACCCTACTGGTCAAACTTCCGGCTCAACTGACATAGTAATTACTAAGTCACGCGCAGCTAACTTTGGTTTTATTGGTGATGACCAATTAAAATTAAATTCTGGCATTGGCTATACGAGTGTTCGCGCTCAGAAGATTGCACAAGCAATTCGATCTGTTGTTAATGAAGTTGAAACTGACTTAGCTGGATTACAAGCTACATTTTCTCGCGCTGTAGGTGTTGCTGGGACTACTCCTTTCGGAACTGCTAACGATTATACTGGTGCTTCACTTGCCCGTAAAATCTTGAAAGATAATGGCGGTGACATTGACCCACAACTAGTAATCGATACAACTGCTGGCGCTAACATGATTGGCAAACAGTCTGCGGTTAATTCTGCTGGCACTGACAGTCTATTACGTCAAGGCGTATTGTTAGATGTTGCTGGTATGCCTCTTCGCGAGTCTGCACAAATCCTAACTCCTGCGGTTGGAGCAATGGCTGGTGGTAAGACTAACAACGCTGGTTATGCAATTGGAGCTAATAGCTTTGGTCTGCAAAATGCTACAGGAACGGGTAGTCTAGTTGCTGGTGATGTAATTACTTTTGCTGGTGATACCAACCAGTATGTTGTTACTTCTGCTGTATTTGCTGGCGCTAACCCTGCGACTGGTGACGTTGTTACTATTGGTGCTAACGGTCTGCAAAAGGCTATTGCTGGTGCTAATGTTGCAATTACTGTTGTAGCTGCTGCTACTCGCAATATGTGCTTTTCACGATCTGCTTTAGTATTAGCTGCTCGCGCTCCTGCACGACCTAGCGAAGGTGATATGGCTACTGACGTAATTGTAATCACTGACCCTCGCTCTGGAATGTCTATGGAATTTGCTATGTACAAAGGCTATAGAAAAGTTCGTTATGAAGTCGGTTTGGCTTGGGGTGTTAAAAACATCAAGCCTGAGCATACTGCTTTGTTACTAGGCTAGTATAATTGGCTGTCAGTGTAAAAGCTGGCAGCCTTTTCTATAGGTGATAATAATGGCAAAATATAAGAAGACAAAACCAGTTAAAAAACCCAAAAAGGTTGAATATTAATGACTACTATTGTCGAAAATGGAACTATTGTTGCTAATGCCAATTCCTATGTGTCTGATGCTGATTTTGCAACATATGCAGCAGATCATGGAATAACCGTCACAGGTGTAGCTGCTAAGTTATTATTAAATGCTGCTATATACGTTGAACAATTATCTTTTGTTGGAACTAAACAAACAAAAGAACAAACAATGCAATGGCCTAGAAATGATGTTTATATCGATGGCTGGAATTACCTTTCAACAGAAATACCAAAATTATTAATCGACCTCCAATGTGAGGTTGCTTTAGCTATAGATACTGGTGAAGACCCATTAGCTACAGTGGCAAGAGCTACTAAAAAGGAAAAGGTTGACGCTATCGAAGTCGAATATGCCGATAGTGCTGCGCCTTTTGTTTACAATTTAAAGATTAAAGCGTTAGAAAGAAAACTAACGAATATGAGCGGTGGACTTAGTTTTACGGTGACTAGACGATGAGTTTTTATGTCGGGCTTAAAAATACAGCAACTAAACTACTGACTGATAAAGGTCAGAATGTAAGCTGGCTGCACGACAATAATAACGGTAGTTTTAACCCTGTTACTGGCGTTAAGTCAGGCGGTTCAACAACTGCTTATAGTGCTAAAGGTGTTTTGTTGAATTTTAGCGATGCTAGAATAGATGGTGTGTTTGTAATTGCATCAGATAGACGCTGTATAATGTCTGCTGGTAATGTGCCAGAAGTAAGTGACCTTGTGACAGTGAATTCTATTGGTTATCAAGTTTTAGCTGTTAAGCCAGTTAATCCAGCAGGAACGGCGGTGATGTATGAGCTTCAACTCAGAACTTAACGACTTCACAAAAAAAGCTGGTAAGAATGCTGAAAAAATATTTAGAGGCACGACTATTAACTTGTTTGGTAGGATTATAAAAAGAACACCTGTTGTAACAGGTAGACTAAAAGGTAATTGGCAAATAGACGTTAATAAACCGCCAATAGGTATTTTATCAATGGATGACAATAGTCCTTTAAATAAAATAAACTCAGAAAGTAAATTTAAGATTCAACGAGGTGTAGGAAAGGCTTCGCTTGAGGACACAATTTATATGGCTAATAATTTACCTTATGCACAGCTTGTAGAAAATGGAAATTACTCTACGCAAGCACCAGCAGGAATGGTGGGAGTAACTGCTGCTGAGTTTGAGCGCGAAATTGAACGACAGGCTGGAAAAGTTAAATGAGTACATCATTTTTAGATATTTCTGCGGCACTAGATACTAAATTAAATACCTATGCTGTAGCTAATTCCATTTCAGTGGCATGGGAAAACATAGACTATCAGCCAGTAATCGGGACTTTATTTATAAGGCCGACCTTATTACCGTCTGATACAATCGCAATTGGTATTGGTAATACTAGCGCAGAGGATCACATTGGAATATATCAAGTTGATATTATTGCGCCAATTGATCAAGGTAAAGGCGAAGCTTTTACGCAAGCAGATTTACTGGCTACGCACTTTGCCAGAGGTGAGTTGACATATAACAGTGTTAAGTTACAAATAAAATCAGTGTCTCGCGGTTCAGGCTCGCGTGATGCGTCTTGGTTAATAGTGCCTGTTTTTATCAATTATCAATCAATTATAGGAAGTTAAAAAATGGCAACTCCAATTACATTCGCTGGCTCAACTGTATCAATATCTGATGACATTCCAGCAACATACGACGAAGCTGGTTTTGAAGCGGTAGGCGTAGTTTTTACGGCAATCGGTGAAGTTACAAGCATTGGCGGAAAAGGTCGAACTTATAACGATGTTTCTTACACCAATTTAGCAACACGCGGAACAGTTCATAAAAAAGGTTCATATGATGAATCTGAATTGGCTATCGAGATTGGCGTTGATCGTGCTGATGCTGGTCAAGTCATTTTAAAAGCAGCTAGTGATTCTGATGCTAACCATTCTTTTAAGATCGCATATTCAAACGGCGAGGTTGATTACTTTCAAGCATTAACCTTTAGCTTTGCTGATGCTGGTGGTGATGCTGACACAATTCGCGCTGTTACTGCAACACTTCGCGTTGATTATCGCGGTGTTATTCAAGCTACTACATAATGGATTTATCATTACTCATAGCCAATGAAACGGCTGATTGCGTAATTAAAGACCCTTACACTGATGACGATACGGATATTGTTATCAGTGTTTATGGTTCTTATTCTAAGCAATACGCTGAAGCTTTTAAAAAAGAGTCATCACGCAAAGAATCAGATGCTTTAAAGCTGCTCATTGATTTAACTGTTGGCTGGGTTAATCTAAGCCTAGACGGTGAAGATTTGCCATTTAATAGCGAGAATGCTAAAAAGATTTACTCGATGGATATGCTGCCAGTACGTAGGCAAGTTGAAATGTTTATTCTGGAGCAGAAGAATTTTTTGCCAAAACGCTAGCAGATTTAAATTTATATGCAGATCAGTTAGCGTGGTTAAATTCTCGAAATGAAAGCAAGTCTAAGTCTAGGCGTGAATTAGTAGAGTATGACTTCCCAGATATAGGGCAGTGTAATTACATTTTAGATATGGCGATAGATTTTGGTTTAAAACCTGAATGGTCTGAGTTAAACGCATGGAATGAATTAACTCAGGCTCATTTAAATAAGTTTGAAACTAAAGCCATTCACATGATAAGCCTTGTCTACAGCAATAAAATAAGTGAGTATGATGGCAAAGAAGCACCAAGACCTTATGTTGGCAATGTAAAAGAAAGTAGCCAAGCAATTCAGAACATACTTAGGAATAGATAAAATGGCAGACGCAGCAAGTCTATTAATCAAGGTTAAGTCTAGTGGAATTAGTAAAACCACAAAAGATTTAAAAGGGCTTGAAACTCAAGGCAGTAAAGCAACTGCTATGACTAAGAGTTTAGGCAAGTCATTTGTCAGGCTTGGTGCTGTCGCTGGTGTTGCTGCTGCTGCGCTTGGTGTTGGCCTTTTTGTTAAATCAATAAAAAACACGATAGAACAAGAAAGGGTTATTGCCCAATTAAATCAAACCTTAAAATCAACAGGTAGATTTAGTGTTAGTGCTTCAGAAGGGCTACAGGACTATGCAGCAGAACTTCAAAAATTAACAACTTTTAGTGACGAAACAATTATTGCTAGCCAAGCGCTGATTCTTACATTTACAAGAATTGGCTCTGAGATAATGCCTCAAACTACTGAGGCAGTTTTAAATGTTGCAACTGCTATGGGTACTGACCTAAAAAGCGCATCAATCCAAGTCGGTAAAGCATTGAATGACCCATTGATAGGTTTAAGTGCATTAAGCGAGTCAGGCATAACCTTTTCACAAGTTCAAAAAGATTTAGTTAAAGATATGATTGCCGTTGGCAATACTGTTGGCGCTCAAAAATTAATATTAAAAGAATTAGAAACACAATTTGGAGGCAGTGCTTTTGCTGCTAGAAATACATTAGGCGGCTCATTGAAGTCACTAAGCAATTCATTTGGTGGTTTGTTAGAAGCTGACAAGGGTTCGCCTTCTGCACTAACAGATGAGATTAATGGATTAACTGATGTTTTAAACAGCAAAGAAGTTAAAGACGGAATGCAAGTTATTGTTAGTGGGTTTTTAGCAATTGCAAAAGCTGGTGCATTTGCCGCTAAAGGTATAGGTATGATATTTGGAGGCGATTCTATAAAAGAATTGAACACCGAAATATCAGAATTACAAAAAGAAATAATATTAAATAATGATAAGACAAGTAAGGCTGCAATAACTCAGCAAGAAATCAGAAAAAAAGATTTACAAAACTTGCAGATGGAGCTTGTCTTATTGCAAGAAAAAGCTGGCTTGCTTGGTGTTATAGACCTTGGCGCTTCTAACCGTATTAATTTTACAAACCAAAACGGTAATAACAAAACTACTAGCACAAGCGATACAGAAGAAGAAAAACTTAGGTCTGAAACTTATGCTTTATCTCAAATGGCTACAGAATATGATAATCTATTTAGTGCATCACAAGCGTTAAATGAATCTATAAGAACGCCTAAAGAAATATTTGACCAAGAAATCCAAGCTTTAGATAAATTAAAAAATGCAAGAAATGAAAGACTTAATGAATCTTTAATAAGCCAAGAGACTTACAACAGGGCTAGGATAGAAGCGGAACAAAAGTTTGCTGATAGCCAAGAAGAGACGGCTTTAATATCTGCTGATGCAATGAGTACGATTGACGAATCGTTGTTTAGAAGCAAAAATAACTTTGATGCTTTTGGAGCGGCGATAGAAAGCTGGGGTATGACTTTTGCGCAGACTATGGTTAATGGAAGCGGTTCATTTAAGGATTTTGCTTCTACTATTGTTAAACAAATGCAAGTTATAGCAATTCAGCAAGCTACTCAGCCATTGTTTGACGGGTTTAGTGGTTCATTCAAAACTTTGTTTAGCACTAACCCAATTTCTGGTTCAACTGCTAACTTAACAGGTGGTGGCGCACCGTCTGCAAACGGTGGTGGCTTTACTGGAACTGGTGCTAGAGTTGGCGGTGTTGATGGTATTGGTGGCTTTCCTGCTATCCTGCATCCAAACGAAACAATAATAGATCACACTAAAGGCCAGACGATGGGTAATGTTGTTGTAAATGTTGATGCGTCAGGCACAAGCACCAAAGGCGATAGTCAGAAACTAGGCAACATGATAGGCGTTGCTGTCAGGTCGATACTGATTGAAGAAAGCAGACAGGGGGGACTATTAGCATGAGTACATTCACCTTTTCCCCCTCCTACGGTGCAGCTTTTACGAAATCCCCTAAAGTTAGAATTGCTGCTTTTGGTGATGGCTACCAGCAAAGAGTTGCTGATGGTATTAACACAACGGCAAGGGGCTGGTCATTAAGTTTTGAAGGAACTAAAACCGAGATTGATGCTATTGAATTATTTCTAGCAACAGAAAACGGTGTAACATCTTTTGATTGGACACCGCCAACAGGTTCGGCTGGAAAGTGGATTTGTAGCCAATGGTCTAATGCTATAATTGAATATGATCACTGGAGCCTAACAGCTAACTTTCAGG